TACCAAACTTCTTTGAATGGTGAAGAACCATCTGTTGTTGGTAAAATTCTAAGTCTTCTTTGACCTTGTTTTTCGGTATCTTTAAGGATTGCCGCAAAATACTTTTTCATCCTGTCTTCTTGAGACATTTTAGCAGAGGATGAACTGCTTTGTGTCGCCTTTTCGTACTGTGCAAGTACCGCATCTAATGAATTTGTCGCCATAATATAAAATTTAATTTGTTTACTAAAATATAAGTGTGATTTGTGTGTTTGTCAACCAACATAAAACAAAAAACGGTCCGAAGACCGTCTTTTTTTATTATCGTATTTGATTGAATGGTGTCTCGTCTTCGTCACCAAAACTTCTAAAAGATTTTTTTATATCAGCATTTGAATAATCTTCAACTTCGTCTTGTGTTAAAATATATTCATCTCTACCTGTCTTTTCAAAATCTTCTTGTTTGTCTTCAAAGAAATCACTCAATTTTTGGTTAAAAGGTCCTGAATCTATAGTTCTTAATTCTAATTTTTCTTGAGCCGATTTTGGTCTCATTTTCTCAACCTTCATTTCTAAATCATTTAACTTAGTCATAATACTATCCATTTCACCAAGTTTTGATTCTAAATCGGTCAAATGTTTGAATAAGTTATCAAAATATTCTTCTTGTTTTTCTTCAACATTTTTTTGAGAATTAACTAAATCAGTAATATCTATTTCTTTAGTTTTTTCTTTCTCATCACCAACCTTTTCAACGTCGGGGTCTGTCTCAACATCAACTGTTTGTGGTTCAGCACCTGTTGGTGGTGGAGGAGTACCCGCATCGGGTGGTGGAACCGCTCCTGCATCAGGTAGTGGTGCCCCAACTTCACCAGCGGGTGGTGGGACCGCACCTGCATCAGGTGGTGGCGGTAATTCAGCTTCTTGTTCAAGAATATAATTATTTATTGATTTATATCTTGAAATTTCATTTAATATTTTTTCGTCTATTTTTTTCATGATATTAACCGTTTAATAATTGTTTAACACCCGTTAGTGTTTCAACTTGTATTTTTTTATTTTTATTAATGGTGTTGTCAACTCTTTCGATTAATCCGTCTCTCATTCTAACAGTATAACAATCACCAGTATCCAAATCACATACTTGTTTAGTTCCGTCGCCTAAATCCTTTTCAGTGTGTCTGGTATTTTTTCCTAAGTAATTATCTAAAATTAATTTAACGCTCATAATTTTGTTTTCTATATAAATATCACAGTTTAAAATAAAAATTTATTGTATTTGTGTTTGTTCATATAATTTTAAAGCTTTTTCAACACTAGATTCAATATTTGCTTTCTGAATTGGGTCGAACTTATCATAAACATCTAAACTTCTTTGTACTGATGTATCATTATTAATTATTAAAAATTTAGTAATACTTTCTTTTGTTTCCAACACATCTTTAATCCTATTAGTAAATCTTGCATTTAAGAATTGAATACTTTTTTCAGTGTCTTCAAAAATCACATACGGAACATTAGATGTGGAGCAATAATATTGATTACTAAAATAAGCACTACTGCTACCCCATTTTTGAGTTTGTGTGTTTTTAGAAATTGATATTCCTCCAAAATTATTACCAATTGATTTAAACCCAGTCCCATTATCATCAGTTTGTAGATAAACAGTACAAAAAATAATTTTTCTCATTTTTAAGTCATTTGTAATTGCACTAATAATTGACTTCATTTCTTTATACGTTTTTATTGTTTGGCCAGGATTATTTATGGCCACATAATTATTATATGCATCTAATAAATTACCACTACAAACTTCAGTTATCGCATTATTATTTGTTGTTGAATTTTTATTTATTAACTGATTGTTAACCCCATCTGTTTGGTTTATAACATTTGAATTAGGGTTACTATTTTTTTGTGAGGTTTCTCTCTGTTTCTTTAGTGATGCGGTTATTTTTTCAACCGAACCTTTTAAATTTTTCCTTAAATTTTGTAAATAATTATCTAATTTAGGTAAAGATGCCACAGGTTGTCTAATACCTTCTACAATTGTTTCAAAATTACCAGGTGATATTGTGTGGTTAACATTGGTTATCATGTACGGCCCGTTAAACATTGGGACGTACCTTAAGTTAAAGTACATAGTTGGTTGTATCATAGCGTTACCCATCATAGAGACAGTACATCTATAACTTCTATTTTTATATAAATTATACAATGAAACATTTTGCGTTGATGACCCTCTATTACCAGCTTGATTTGCCATCTGATTTAACACTTCCAAAGATTCTGCGGTTGCCTTTCCCGCGTCTTGTGACACTTGAAATCCGTAGAATATTGATTGGTTCTGAGGTCCGATATCAACACTAAATCCAACAACTTTATTTGATTTATCCCAATCGTTTTTGTTTGCTAAATCTTCAACCAATGGATTATCACTAGCCCTTCTTAATTCAAACGCATCATTTCTATATCTAAAATCAACATTATTTTTTAAATCTAATTGTTCACTAGGTTTTCCCGCAAAGAAACAAACCATTTTAGCGGATGAGTTTCTATAGTCAACATTTAAAAATGTACCAAAAAGAGTATTAGCGAATTCTAACGTACCATCAGCTCTAGGTACGGGATTCTTAATCGCATCTTGTACATTATAAAAATTAACATAAGATGGTATATTCATAACAACAAAGTTATTTTCTACAAGTATTGTTTGAACAAAAGTGAACATACTTGTTTTTGTGTTAATATTAGTTAACCTGTTTTTTAAACCTTCAATATCAACAATAACTTTATCACCAATATTTCTACTCGCTCTATCTAACAATAAAACATCTTCAAATAATGTTTTAGTTTTAAAATCATTACCTGAAATCCATTTATCATTTAACGCTTTAAATGATTCCCAAAGTTCAACTTTAGTTTGTACTCCATCAGGTAATTTTGAATTTATTTTACCACCGACAGCGTTACCAACATCAGGTAATTGGTTTCTAACTTTATCAAGTAAACTAGTTAGTATTCTATTTTTTAAATCTAAAGTAGATTGTATATAGTCATCCATTAAATTCAAAAACTTTGTTTTATTTAAAGTATTATCATTTAATTTTTGAGTTGCGTATATTTTAATTATTGGTGCAAAATTTACAATATTATCAACTGTAAATTCTACATTCATATCAATAAAGAAATCTGTAATATATGAACCGTTGTTGTCATAAATTAATTCAGGTATTTCAGAAAAACCAACATATGTTTCTAAAGCTCTCCACTCAGTTGGGTATTGTGATTTTGAAAATGCTAAAGTAGGTCCGTTTGTTGTTGGTAAGGCATTAGGTGAAGAAAGTTGGTACTGATTCCAAGTATATGGGTCGGTAATATTGTTATTTGAGAAAGTATAAAACAACCTTTTGTTAAATTGTGAAGGGTTACCAAATTTTACAATTAAAGTTTCGTTTGTTATAAAATTTTTAAGTGTCTCATTTATTTTAGTGAATTGTTTTTTATGAGCGTCTTTTATTTGTACAGTACCAGTGTCACCAGTTATTTTATCAATTTTCATTAACTCAATCATAGTTAATTGAAAATTTTTGAATATTTTTGAAGTCTCGCTATCATTACCTGTTACATTTTCATAACTAAAATCATACTTTGATTTACTAAAATTTAAAAATTCGGTCTCAAATAAATCCAAAACCTCTTTTTCAAAAACCGAAAACATCTCACTAATTTCAGAATATTTATTTGAATCACCATTTAATGAAAAGTTTTCTTGTTGAGTTTGTCCTGATAAAATTTCTTTTATATACTCTAAAGGTGATGGTTTGATAACCTTTGAAGAATCAAAGTAACCATAATTTGGTGCCGACCAAAAAGCTCTAATCGAACCGTCATAAACTGACTGATTACCCAACACCTCAATTTTTAATTTATCTGTTGATTTATTAAAACATTCATTTTTTGTTTGATTAATTAATGAACCTTCGGACGGTATAATAAAACTTGTTGTGTTATCTTCAGAATTAATATAAACCGACCAAGGAAATATTCTCAAATCTCTATTTGGCGAATTTGGGTCAAAATTTTCTTCCTCACTAATTATTGCCTCATCAACATAATTTAAGGTAAAACCTGACGAATTTATTGCATTTTCAATATCAGTACTTGTGTACCCTGCAAAAATTTCAAATCCTTGTAAAAACACATTAAAATCATTAATTGTTTTTGGATAAAAACCAACATTAATTGTATCTGATGTTTCGGTTCCAATAACAACTGTTTTTTGTAAAACCATATCCACAATACCTACATTACCACCAGCATCAAAACTATATGTTTTATTTATGTTTTCCGTAACAGGGTCAAAATTTTTAACGTAGTTAAATGGTGTCCAAACACTATCTAAAATATCAACATTACTTTCAATGTATTTTTTATATCTATGCCATATAGAACCATATTTTAAAACCCAAGCGTAAGGTAATTTATGTACCGCACCAAACTTTTTTAATGTGGCAAAAATATAATTTAAATCATCAGAATCATTTTTAGTCCTATATTTCTCTCTAAGAGTTGCTAAAGGTAATGAATTTATAAAAAGATACGCGGCTTCAACATATGGGTATTCTTCGTAATTTCTAAAGTTTTCAACACCTTTTTGTATTGAGTTAACAAAGTATGGTGTATTCAACATTGACACCGTTTGGTTTGCGGAAACTTCACCACTATAATTCAAATACTTTAAATTACCTTCAGTAATTAATTGACTACTAAAAGACAATGCTCTATTGTCATAAAAAACTTTTAGTTCATCTGTTGTGTAATTTTCACTTACAGATGGTTCAGTGGGTGTTTCCCAAAGAAAATGAGTAAATGGTTGTTTTCCACTTTCATAAGAATCTATGTTTGATATTATTTTATTTGTGGGATTATAGTTAAGTATTTTTCTAGTATCAAAAGTGGGGTTTGAACTCTTTGACAAATAATTTTTAACCCACGATTGATTTGTAAATGGGTATGTATCCGCAAAATCAAATTCGTTACTTGTTGTTGAACCTGTAATGTATTCGTTAAATTCATTTTCTGTAGGTAATGATATTAATGGTTGGGATAAACTATTCGTTATAGATTGTGGTGTAATAAATTCAAAACTTGAATTATTAATTTTATTATTAATATATGAAGTGTTAAAAATACCTCTAATAAAATTTTGCCAACTTTGTCCAATACCACTGTTTGATATATTTCTCAGAAAAGCCTCAAACCCTTCTGCACCAAAACCAAATTCTTTTAATTTTTTAATTAAAAAAGGATTATCATTTGATAAACTTTTTAATATATTTTCTGATTCAGCGTCAGCAATAATATTTGATACTTTGTCAGAGTCTGAAATAAAATTATTACTTCTAAGTAATCTACTATAATAACTAATAAACAAAACCCTCTCATATATCTCATAGAAGAATTTAACTTCTTCTTTATTTGAGAA